GCGCGCCAGTTTTGCGCACAATACCGTCCGGGTTTACATCGCCGAGAATGTTTTGCGCAAAACTTTGCGTAGATGTGGTAGGATCACCTCCGGCGGTCTGAGCGCCGCCCTGCTCCTGTGTTGCCTGGGTTGTCTGTTCGTCTGCCATTGTTGTTACCTCCGTTTTAAGTCCGTATGACTGTATTCCGCGCGGGCTTTTAATGTCGTCAGCGTGTTTCGGACAATAAAAAAGCACGCTGATCTCTCAACGTGCGATTATGGTGGGAACGGCGGGTTCTGCCCCCGCTGGTCATTATTCCGGGCATAAATGACCTATCTGCCCGTAACTGTATGCACGTCATCTTGCCGCGCTGCGTTCCCGTGATGTTCCCGACATTAATATCGGGAACATAAAAATAGCGCCCCGTCGGAGCGCTTGGCTATTGGAATGAAAAAGCACCTTGCTTTTGTACAAGGTGCTTATTTCTTACTATTGTTTGATTTCTCGTCCGCTTCGCGTTCAAGGTCTTTCAGAAGTTGCCTCATTTTTTCGACCGCTTCTTCGTTCGAACCGTCGAGAGAATGCTTTTTTATTTCAGCCATTCAATTACCCCCATGTCAATATACTTGTTAAGAAATTTATTGACAACAGCACGATATTCAGCGTCAGACCCAGTTTTAATCTGCTTTCGCACCATTCTGTCAAGCTCTCTTATCAAGTCTATTCTATCATATTCCGTGAGCTTTGTCAATACCTCAATCTTGCCGTTATTCTTAACAACTGACATGGATTTAAGACTATTTTCTCCAAAGAACTCAACCACATCGTCGATAGAAAAGCTATTGTTCCGAGGGTGATTATGCATAAGGAACAAATCCTTGCCGTAAAAAGCGCCGAATTCTATTTTATCATCAGTGCCATGAAGAACGCGCTTTCCGGTCATATCACTATTGAGGATAAAAGCTACTTCCTTACTGCCGTTTTCCATCATAGATGTTTTCAGCAGCTTTTGATGTTCTTGGTGTATTTTCTCACAGATATCATCAGAATATGTTTTTGGAGTAACCTTTGGAACTTTAGCGACCGTTTCATCGGTAATGGCTGTGATAGGTTTCTTGCTTCCGCTTTCCCTGAGCTTTCCACCATTATTCACGCTCCCATAAGTCCTCACCCTGTCCGACCGATATTTCAGCCCGTTGCTGTCGCAGTAGGATTTCAATGCCTTGTTCTGCTCCGCCATCTTCCTGCGGACTTCCTTTGCGCCCTCGGTATCGCCCGCAGCTTCGAGCATATCGGCTTCCGTTTTGGATTTCCGCACCCTGCGTTCAAGCTCGCGCTGACGGCAGACCTTGTTGTAAAGTTCCTTATCCTCGGTATCATCATATTCAACCGAGGACTTCCGGAACAGCCCGTCGGAAACGCCGCGCGGACGATGTCCGCAGTTTATCCCGAACAGCCCGTCCGGCTCGCCGAAGCTGGTCTGCGACAGCGGAATGACCTTGTGCTTGCGCCCGTTGATGTCGGTGATCTCGGTAGTTTTCCCGGAGCGGCTGATTAGCTTCCCCTGCCAGGGGCGGCACTTCGGGCGGCTGCCGGGGTGGGAGCTCACCTCGAACACGTCCTGCCCGAGGCTGTCCATAGTCGAGAACTGCGCTTCCAGAGCAGTATTCTTGACCGTCGCGCGGATATCCATGTTGACGTAAGCCTCCGGCGACCATTCCCGCCCCGACTAATCCACAAACGCCGGAATGCCTTTCTGCGCCATCTCGTGTATCGTCGTGCGGACTGCCTTTGTGCGGCTCTCCGCGCCCGAAACGACCGCAGCCGTGTTGCTGTTCAGAATATTCAGCATGTCCTGCTTGTTCGCTATCTCGGACTGCTCCCGGCGCTGCTCCTGCGTCCATTTGTCAGCTACCGTATTCACGGCGCGGACGAACGTGCTCTCCGCCTTGTACTTCATGACGGTGTTGACCTGATTGTACACGTCCTTAGCCTGATTACGATAGTGCTTGACGGAGTTCGCGGCGCTCTCGGCGAACCGCTTATCATGCCACATGCCCTGGATTCCGTCCTCGGCGAGCGTATCGTCTATCGCCTGCCGGACGGTATCCGCGACGTTCCCGGGAATGCCCTTTGTGCCTGCCGCGATGATTTTATGCGCGTCCTGCCGGAGATGCCCGTGCTTTGCAAGCTGCTTTAACTGCCACTTGCTGACCTCGTTTAGCTGGTGGTCGTCGTTCAGCGAAAGCTGCCGCGCTATCCGGACGAGTAACCGTTCCTCAACGCTCATGTATGCGTCGGCGATGGGAGCGGCGAGGTTCAGCGCTTCAAGGGCGGTCATGATTCGTCACCGAAGAAATCCGCGATATCCCCGCCGCCGGATTCCTGCGACATGCGCTCCAGTTCCTCCCGGGCGGTGGCTTCGTCGCATTTCTGGACTTCCATTATCGCCTTTATTTTCGACTTCAGCCCCGCCGAAACCAGCTTGATATTGTTGTCTATCAGCGTGTTGTCGTCGATGATGATGTTATCGTTCCAGCCGACTGTTACGCTGTACTCCCGCGCGGAAATCTCTCCGGACATCACTCCGAGCTGAATCAGCGCGTGAACGACCGTTTCTATCATCTCGGTCAGCAGGTTCTTGTTATTCTTGACGGTGCGCGCGGTCTTGCTTTCCTGGGAGATTATCTCCGTCGCCGTTTTCATGCCCTGCTGGACGTCGAACGAGAACGTTCCCGCCGACAGCCCGGTCTGCATACACAGGATATTCAGATACGCGTTGATGGCGCTGACGTGCTGTTCTATGCGGAGTTCCGTGGTGTTGTCGGTGATTTTAAGGCTCTCGCCGTCCTCGTGCCGGAGCGCTATGAAAGCCTCGTCGTCCGCGTCGAAGTACCGGACTGCTTCGGCGGTGTCCGGGTCGATTATGGTCTGCACACAGGAGCTAGGCACGATTATGCGCTTCTTGCCGAGGACGAACTCCCGCTGGAAGCTGTCGAACACCGTGTCGAGCGCCCGGAGCGTATCCGTGCAGTTCGCGTAGACGGACATTCCGAGCGGCACGTCGTAGTCAGAATTGTTGCTAACGAACGGCCGGAAGTACGCAAACACCGGCTTGCCGCCCTCGTACACGACCGGATTCTGCAAGTCCGGGAACATCTCCGCAAGCGGGCATTCCCGCCCGATTTCGCTGTCGGAAGCCGCCTTGAACAGCTTGAATTCCGACCTGCCCGGCTGCATGAATTCAAGCAGATGGAAGTAGTCCTCGCCCCGCGTGTAAGTCCCCGAAAGTATTCCGGACTGCACTCCGGAGCCGTCCCAGCTCACCGGGACGAAGCGGTCGGCGGTGATGTAGTCGATCCTCGGTTTCCCGCCGGAGAGGTAGCATTTCAGCACCCCGCCGCCCATGGCGTACGCTTTGCTGAGAAGCTCCGGGAGCTGCTTCCAGAAGCCGTTCGCGTTCAGCGTATCGTCTATGTACGCCTGATATTCGGGGAAGTCAAGCGTTATCTCGCACTGCTCCGAAAAGGTCAGCGCCGACAGACTGTCGCACAGTACCTTAGCCATGTTCAGCCGCAGGAGCTGCCGCTTGCCCCGCGAGAAAAGCCCGCCCTTTGCGGTCTGCCGCCACTCCGGGTCGTCGCGGTATATGCGCCGCCACTTGTCTATGCAGGCGCTGTAGTATTCCGAGCCGCTGAACTCCTGCCCGAATGCGGCGGCTATTTCATTTGCGTTCATGTATTCCTCCAAATTCTATGAGCCGGTTCGCGTGCGGTTCGAGGGCGTATTCCAGCGCGTCAAGACTGTCAATGTTAGTCGAGCCGTCGTCAAGGCGCCTGTCCCTGGTCGGCGATTTGCTGTCCCAGACAGCCTCTGAGAGCGCCGCTATGGTGTGCCTGCACCGCCGCATGATAAAGAACCTGCCCTGGCTCATGAGCATGTCACAGAGCCGTATGCGGTCGATTATCTCGCCCTTGCGCGCGTTGCGGACTTCCACCGGGATATGCCGCGCGAACACCTCGGTGCGTATGCCCTTTATGAGCGTAGTTTCCGCGCTGTCGCACCAGATGGAAGTCGCCCTGCACTGCGCCTGCGAGCGCTGAACGAAACCGCAGACGTCGTCCGTGAGCGTTCCCGGGTCGATTACTTCCTTGCGGTAGTACTCGTCCAGAATCACGATACTGCGGTACCCGCGGGTTATTCCCACAAGACACCCCGCGTGCGCCGAGCCGTTTCCGCCGAAGTCAAGCCCCATCGTTCCAATGATGATATCCGCCGGGACCTCGTCGAGAATGAACCGCTCCGGGTCGTCGGCGAACTGGCGATAGATTACGCCGTCAGCGGATTTCCACTCCCCGAGTATGTATCGCTTGAAGAACACGCCGGTGTACATTCCCCGGTAACGCTCCTTGACTGCCTCCGACAGCGACAGGTTGTCGTCCATCGTGAAATGCAGATATAGCAGACGTTTGTCCGCGCGCTTGTCTATCCAGCCAGTCTTGAACCAGTGCGCGGGACTGCCGGGATTGCAGTTGAACCAGAATTTCGACCCGTCCACCGAGCAGCGTCCGGTCGCCTGGTTGACGAAGCTCTCCGGCATGAGCGCGACCTCGTCAAAGAACACACCCGCAAGCGTGATACCCTGAATGAGATCCTGGGAGCGCTCGTCCTTGCCGCCGAACACATAAAAATAATTTTCTAAATTTCCTCTGCGAACGACCACAAGGTTCTCAGTGCGCTGTTCCGACACCGAATACCCCCGAGAGCGGAGCATTAATTTCAGCCAGAACAGGACGTTGCGCCGGAACGAACCGATAGTCTTTCCGCACATCGCGAAGTTGCAGGCTTCGAACTCCGACATAGCCCAGATAACGAAGCTCAGCGACATCGCGACTGACTTCCCGGAGCGGATAGCGCCGTCTGCGATAATGCCGTTATAGTCCCTCACCGGGGACGAGCGGCACCACCAGTTCAGCACTTTCCGCTGCTTCCGGGAGAACGGCTTGAACCTGAACACTGCTTTAATCTTCATCGTTCCAGTCCTCCGCAGCAGAGCCGTCCAGCGCCGACAGGAAGCCGTCGTCCGGGGACTGCTCCTCCTCGCCGGAGAACTTCTTCTCCTGCAATGCTGCCTGCTTCTTCTGGAGCTTCACGCGCTCCCCGGAGCTGCCCTCGCCGATAAGGTCGACTATCGCATTGAACGCCTTGGTGTCCCCGAGCGCCGCCTGCCGTACCATCGCCGCGACTACTGCCGCACCGTAGGTCGGGTCTGCTCCGAAGCCCATGTCTACAGTCATGTTGTATATGTCGTCGTTCACGATTCCGCTTGAGAGCAGGTCGTTCATAAGGGATTTCAGCGCCTTTTTGCGGCGGCGGGTCTCGCCGGATTTCTTGCCGCCCTTTCTGCCGTTTTCTCTTGCTTCGCTCTCGCTTCGATTTGAGAACGGCACTAAATTCTTATCATTCAACATCACCACCTGCTTGCATAGAAAAAGCGCCCGGGCGATTGCTTCGGGCGCTTTTCAGTATTTCATGATACTAGTATAGCACATTTTCAGCTATCATTCCATATCATCTTTACGTGCTGGAGCGCCCGCCCGTGCAGGCGGCATATCTGCGGATAGCTGTAATTCATGCGGACGGCGGTTTCGTCGAGGGTCAGCAGGTTGATGTACTTGTACTCCAGCAGCGTGCGCAGGCGCACCTCCGGGACGGTCGCTATCGCCGCGCGTATCTCCCGCTGGAGGTCTATGCTGCGGTCGATGTCCTCGTTTATCTCGCGCTCCAGGTCGACTATCCGGGCGGTTATCTCGCCGATACGGTCGCGGGGCGTTGAACTGTGTGTACCGTCCGAGCTTCCGGAGCTTACCGTCTGGGCTTTCCGGCGAAGCTCCCCGACCTGCTCCAGCTTCGCGTTTATGCTGTCGTTCAGGTCCTTGTACTGCGAGAGGTATTCTTTTGCGGTCATTCAGCCCTCCTGTTCCAAAACTCAGAAATTGTCTTACGTTTGTTTTCTTCGGTATCATTTTCATAAACTTCTACCGCGTACGGCGAAGCGCCGCATTGTTTGCATTCGACCATCATTACATCGAAAGCGGTCCCTTTTAAGTGCGTAGGCGTTCTGTAATATGCCTCGCCCCCGCAGAACGGGCAGGGCTTCAGACCAATTTCAGACATCTGCGTCACCCCACTTTAAAGCCTGCCCGCAATGGTAGCAGTAATCGGCTATTCCTGTTCCTGCAAATCCGCGCCCGCAGTTGGGGCAAGAATAAGCGCTTGTGTATCGTATGCGTTCTTTGCGGTTTTGGATAGGTGCCTTGGGTATCTGCTTTTCGAGGGCTTCAACAGCCATATCGAAAGCCTTTTCAATATTCTCAAAGGTTTCTCCATTTTCGGGAATGCTTGTTTTCCTGCGTATGATTGCGATTGCTTCTTCTACGGTCATTCGGTGTCACCTCCGTATTCTACTCCGAAAACCTTTGCGGCTTCTGATGGGCTTCCGGCTCTGACAAGCGCCCTATACCCGCAGCCACGACACCACACGGAATATAGCCGTTCTTCCGCGTAGTAGGTTTTTAGCCATCTCCCGCAGATTTTGCAGCGTATCTCTTCGGGCGTTCTCTTGTACATTGCAGGAGCGCAATACGCCGCGTGTAACACCTCATCAACCCTCATCTTCATCTGTATCGCCTCCGTTTATATCCCCGTTTTCGGGAAGCTCATGCCAGGGTAGAGGGCAGTCCCTGAAAAAATGTTCCCTCGGATCGCCCTCGTCAACTGCGCCAAGCCGGCATTTGTGCTTTTTCATGCTATAGTATGGGCATTCACCGCAGCAGCCGATTTCAATTTCAATGATCCGCGCCATTTGTTCCGCCTCCGTCCATCTTAGCGCCATAATTCTGGGAACCGTTCCATGCGTTCGCCGCTTCCTCCATGGTGTTGCCCCATACGATTTTTCTACAGCGGTAACAGCGTATAAACCACTTGCCGTTCTCGTCTTTTTCAACTTCGGGGCAGTAATGCCTGTCCCCACACGAACAACGTTTAAGGTTTTCAACCTCATTCTCGTCCATCTTAGCGCCGCAGCTGGGACAGTAGCGGAAATGGTCTGCGTGTGACGGGTCAGACCAGTAAGCTGTGCACACCGAACACCTCATGTGTATATAGCCAGTTTCAGAATCGGGTTCCTTAAACCTGATCCAACGTCCATGCACCACCGGCGCAACATCGGCGGCAGGCTCATAGTCAATAACCTGGTCGATTGTCGCGGCGATAAACATCGGGCAATTTTCGTCGGAGCATACGTCCATTAACACCTTTCTTATGCTTTCGCGGTCTATGTATTCACTCATTCTTCTGTATCCTCATCAACGAAATCCTCGCCGAAACACTCCCGGAACATATCAGCCGACAGCTTGTACATTTTCTGGTGCCGTTCCTTGCTGTCTGTGTACTTCCCGGAATTGTGCGCGAGCTGTGTTATCTTTCCTCTGCATGTTTCAGCGGTGCACTCGCCGTTGTATTCGGCAAGGCAACCGCTGCATTCTTCGGTGTGATTGCTCATTCCTGTTTACCACCTTTCAAACCAGAATCTTACGTCCGTTCTAGGGCGTGCTATCATTCCAAACCTGACTAGATTACGGAAAGTTGCGCTGCATTTCATCTGCGTGTCATAGGCTCGTTCAATGATTTCCCTGAACCTCTCTACCGTGTACGTGGACTTGTAGTGATTACAAGCCCGGCACGCCGGATAGAGATTTGAGATATCGTCCTCACCGCCGAGGTGCAGTGGGACAACATGGTCTGCCTGCATGTCCTTGATAGTGATTTCGCAGCCGCAATAAGCGCAGCGACCGCCGAATTTCTCATAGATCTGCTGGCGTTCGGCAGCAGTAAGTTTTCTGCGGTCACTCATTCCCGCTCACCTCCACATAGCGCCACGACTGCGGCGGCTTTGATATCTCGCAATCTTCCCATTCACAATAAGCTGGTTCTTCCAAGCTACTTGTGCAATAATACTTACAATTCTCGCAATTGTGCGAGCACGGCTTTTCAAAAAGGCTCAATTCCTTCGGCTTTTCGTAAATTTTCAGATTGGAGATATGCCAGCCCCAAAACGTCTTGCAGAATCCCTCGCCGATGTACGCCTTAACATCATCGAACGTCATGCAGCACGAACGGCAGAAATCACAATCATTGGGATTGTCTGCTTCGTTTGAGGTAAGCACTTTGAAATCTCTGCGATCATCGTCATCGGGGAAATCATCATCGCGAAATATCTGCCGAATATCCTGGTAAACATTATCTTCCTTGCAAAACTCAGCTTCATACTCGGAGATACTGTCGCAGATAAATTCTCCAATGACTTTCTGCTCGCAAGGGTTTGAATACTTCGAACTTGTTTTGATGAATACCGGTTTTCCGTGGTAAATCACGCCGTAGTTTTCATCGCCATCTTTCATTACATCCATCAACTGGTCTTTGCTCTTCGATTGGTATATGTAACACTTGAACGGTGTTTCAATCTTTGGTCTGGTCTTGCGTATTTCAATGGTTTTCTTACCGTTTGCGATAAGCCCACACCATTTTGGCTGTATGCTCAGCAGTATTGCTTTTTCTTTCATCACTGTTCACCTCCAGCAGTTCCGGGTTGTCGTAGATCCCACGCATTTATATCCTCCAATCTGACCCGCAAGTGCGGGACTTCTCCGTAAAGCTTGACAACACGAGCGTCACAAACGCACTTATCATCGTCGTAAGCCACGCCGTTCAGCGCGTCGCAGACGAGCTTGCCGATGTTGTCCCAGTCCGGCTTTTTGGTCGGACGAATCTTCCCGCTGAGCATATCAGCCCGACGATACTTCGGAGTGCTTTTCGGAATACCCATCACCGCGATTATTGTGATTCTGATTTCCGAATCCTCAGGGAACTTGTGTCCGCCTGCTCTGCGGTACGCCCACTGGATAAGCTGTTCATGCAGCTTCGTCTCCTTCGGCGTGTATGTAGTGCCGGAGACCCGGCTGTGTCTCGGTCTCTGCTTCCCGAACGGCTCGCCCGGAACCGTGAATTCAATCTGCATTCTATCCCTCCTCCGAATACTGCTTTCTGAGTTCTTCCATGACGTCTGCCGGATCTATGCTGCTGTTCACCTCTGGAACTCCGTCGGCAATCAGCCACTCGGCTATTCTCGCGTAGGAGATTCCGCCGGATATCCCCTTGCGCTGCTGCCAGTTCTGGTATTTCTGCTCATACAAGGCAACAGCCTTCTCTCCGTATTTGCGCACAAGCTGTTCACGAGTGGGGGAAGGGGCAGGCGGCGCAGCCGTCCTGCTTTCCTTTTCTTTTAATTTCATTTCATTTCTTTTCTTTTCATTTAGGGAAGAAATATCGCCGTTTTTTCCGGAGTTTTCGCTGCTTTTTCCGGAAATATCAGCGTTTTTTCCTGAATTGCCTATATCTGAATCATCGAGAGGAATAATTACATACTCTAAGACAGGAAAAATATCCTTACGTTTCAATGACTTTGCCGCTTTCAGATATCTCTTCTGGATTCCGCGAGAAGTCAGTATTCCGTATTTTGTATACATTTCCTTGTCGAACAGCGATTCATGATTTTTGGATTCTCTGAGCGCAGCGGCAACAACCTCACGAACAACATCAACACCCACAAACGCCTCACGGTTTGCAAACCTTGACGCCACCCTGTCGTTCCACTCGCAATAGTATCCGTGTATACCATAAATCTTTTGAAAGAGCTTGATTATGATACCAAGCCCTTTCATACCGAACATATCTTCTATTTCCTCAAGCTTATCATCAAACCGGCAATCCAGAGAGAAGTACGGTATACCCTCTGTCATGCATGCCCTCCTATCTATCAGAACGGATACGGGTCGCTGCCTACGCCCGAGAAATCAGCCGACGGAGCTTCCGGAGAAGCATTCTGCGCTGCCTGAGCAGCAGCCGGAACCGTATCGGCGGCAGGAGCATTCCCGGACTTCTCGCCCGTAAAGCTTACGCGCTCGGCGTTTATCTCGTACCATGTGGACTGGTTCCCGGACTTGTCCGTGTACTGCCGGGTCTGCATTTCGCCCTCTACGAGTATCATGCGCCCCTTGCCGAAGTGCTTATTGACAAGCTCCCCGGTGGAGCGCCATGCCACCACGTTGAAAAAATCCGTCTTGCGTTCCTCGCCCTTCTGCTGGAACCGTCTGTCAACGGCTATCCGGAACGAGCAGACATTCGTGCCGTTCGGCGTAGTTTTGAGTCCCACATCCGTACAGATACGCCCCATCATTATCACTTTGTTGTACATTATCGTATCTCCTTTGACATTCCACGCTCTGACAGCCATTTTTCCGCCTTTGCAACAAGCTCGGGCGGCGCCGATGTGACATTGCAGATACACTTGTTCACCATCGCCCAGAATACGGTTTCATTATCTGGTATCGGCACTCCGTATTTCTGCATATATGCCTTTATCTTCGTTTCATCGTACGAAAAAAGGGCCTTATTACGCTCTTTTACAAACTCCTCAAATGAGATATTACTGAAATTCGCCACAATTACACCCCCTCAATATCCACTTATATTATTTTCCGCCGCGCAGGACTGCAAATTACTGCAAATCTGCGGGGCTTTCCTCCGACTCGTCCGGCGAATCGCTGTCTACGATTATCTCAGGACCATCCGCAGGCTCGCCGGGGAGCTTTCCGGGCGCCGCCTCATCGGACAGAGCGCTGCTCATCTCAATGGACATGATCCCGTAGTGCGAGAGCAGATTCCGCAGCACTGTCTTGATAGCCATTTCATCGAAGTTGTCGCGCCATATTGCGCTCCCTTTCTGGAAAGCCTTGCTGTACTTCTTTACATGTTCAGTGAGCTTTTCGCGGCTCCAGTAGTAGGTCTTGCTGAATCCGTTCAGCGTTTCGATGTACGCGAAATATCCTATGATCTTATCAGATACGCGCTCACCGGATATATCTACCGCGCCGGTCAGCTTGTCCTCGCTTTTCAGCTCGCCTTCGTATACCTTTCCGGCGTTGATATAGCGATACTCGCCTGTCCTCATCGCAAGCTGTATGTATCCTTTGTAGCCGAGCTGGAACTGCGGCTTCGGAACACCGTGGTCCTTGTACGGAATGATGTAAGCGAATCCGAGCTGTTTCTCGACAGGGAGCTTGAGCGCCGCCGCTTTCAGCGCCTCCGCAAGCACTGCTCTGGGTTCGCACTGCTGAAGCAGTGTATCGTTGTTGAACAGATTCATTACAGACGCGGCGAAAGCTCCGGCGTTCTTGTCGAGCGTGCTTTTGAGGGTCTGCTGAATCGCTCCGTTGTTCAGCAGGCTGTTGAGCATCTGTGCCGGAGTAGCCTTTGCCGGGGCTTCCTGCGGCTTTGTCTGAGCCGCGGCGGCAATAACGCCGTTTGTGTTGGTCGTAGTGGTCATGATTCTTTCCTTTCCGATATCTTGAATATCATCGCTTTGGTTTCCTTAAGATATTCTGAGTAGATGTCCGGGCGCTCTGCCTTGAGGCGCTTGCTGTCTACAGTAGATCGGCTCTGCGGCTTGTATGAGATGTGCCAGTCAACTGTCAGGCCATCTGTATTGCCATCGAGAGCTGTCTGGAGCTTCTGTTTGAGAGCCTTTTCCCGGGTTTCGAGTTCCTTTTTCTGAGCCATCACGGCTGCAAGCTCGGCAGCGGCGTCGTTCTGCTCAAACATAGCGATAGCGTTGTCCTGCCAGTCAGGGTACAGAGCTTTCAGAGTGTGTTCGGCGCTTTCGGAGCCGTCCGGTTCAGGGCGGATATCCGGTTTTATGCAGTCGTTCCAGAATGCTATTTCGGATCTCAGCAGCGCCGCGCACTCGCTATCGTTCCGCTCGATGGTGAACCAACGGAACCTTTGCCCGCCGATGAGTACCGCAAGATACATGCGGTCGTACCCCATGACGTTCATGTAATGGCAGCACTGGCAGTAATAGTACAGCGGGATCTCGCCGCTGTCGAAATCAGCTTTGGCGAACGCTGATGTTGTCTTGCACTCCAGTCCGGCATTCTCGCCAATGATCTCACGGTCGACGTTCGCGGTTATGAAGTCGTATTCATCGTGCTGGAATATGTAGTTGCGGCGGCGGACCTTCTTTCCGGCAGCCTCGCAGAAGCGCTCTGCAACGTACTGCTCCAGATCGCGCCCGGTGCGCATTGCCTCGTTGTCCTCGGTTTCCGGCATGCGCCCGGTCTTGTCCGCCCAGAGCTCGATCTTCGAGCGGTACGGGGTCAGCCCCATTACGACCGCCGCGTCAGAGCCTCCGAGCCCTGTCCTGCGATATTCGAGCCACTGTTCACGGGTGATATCTGTGGTTTTTACCAGCTTTCTAGGCATTACTGTTCCTCCTCTGGTTCATCTGCGCTGAGCCACGCTTCCTCGCAGAAGCAGTCATAGCAAAGCTGCTTCCCGTCAAGGAGTCTCAGCTCGTCCCGGTCGTATTCTCGCTCGCACTCGTCACAGTACCATACCGGCACATTTCTGTTCGGGCAGGAACTGCCCATGCACGGTGCCCCATCAGGGCAGCCTACGCAATGATCTTCGATTCTTAGCATGTCACTTCTCCTTTATGGTCGATAAAATGTCCTGGAGTATCTTCTCGCGCTCCTCCGGCGATTTCTCGCCGGCGTCTGTGAAATTGGTCATGATTTATCCCTTCAAATCTCCGAATGTAAGCTGCCCGCCTACGTTCTTGCACATTGCTTCTTCCGCATTCTCAACGTTCGCCACCATCTGGCGGTAATAGCTTTCTTTCAGCTCGCAGGCTATCGTACGTCTGCCGAGTGTCCTTGCCACATACGGCACGCTGCCGATACCGCCGAAAGGTTCAAGCACGATATCCCCGGGGTTAGTCCAGAGCTCAATGCAACGGCGAATAACCTCAAGCTGCAAGGGGCATATATGCCGTTCGTCCTTTTCTTCCCGGGCTGAATTCTTCTGGAGCGTATCGGACTGCCGGATATCCATCCACACCGGGCTTGCGTACTGCTGCCAGACATCACAGGGGAAGCTCTCATCTGTGTGGGTCACGCGCTCCGGATTATCGCCAGGCTTCCTCATTGTGAGTATGTAGTCGGGTATTCCCTGGCGGTTCATGGCGCTGTCTTTCTTAATCTGTTTGTGAAGCAGCCCGAGCGCCTTTGTGCGCTGCATTTCCGTGACCGGGTTCTTCCATATCGTCACGCGGCTGTGATAGATGAACCCGCAGTCCTCGAACACCTGACGGAGTATTGCCGGAAAATCTTTCAATCCGATAACGCCATCGCGCTCCTTCATCTTCGGGAGATCCATGCAGTGGAATGACAGCAGCCGCCCCGGCATAGTCACGCGGTAGAGTTCAGCCGCGAGATACTTGAAATGCTCATAGAACTCCTCATCGTTCTTGCAGTTTCCCATGTCACGGTCGCTGTTGGAGTAGGTGTAAAGGCTTGCGAACGGCGGCGAAAATATCGTGTAATGCACGGAATTGTCCGGCAGTCCCTTGATTATCTCGCAGCTATCGCCGTGATACAAAGCGTATTTTTCGCCGATTGTCTGGTTAATTACATCAGGCATAATGTTTCATTTCCTCCCATTCAGGCAGCCGCATTGCCTTGTGCGGCTCGTATTCAGTGGATATCCTCACCGTTGCTGTAAGTTCGCGTCGGGTAATATCCTTTGTGAGTTCGATGAGGTGTTCCTTCATCTGCTCGTTGTCGTGCTGCTTACGCTCAATATTTTCCTTGACCGCGCCTTCCCGCGCCGAAATAATGATGTACACATCAACATCGTACTTCTGCCCGAATCTCCAGCAGCGGCGTACAGCCTGATAATAAGCTTCAAAGCTGTCCGAAAGACCCACGAAAACGACCTTGTGGCAGTTCTGCCAGTTCATGCCGTAGCCTGCGATTTTCGGCTTTGTGATAAGGCACTTCAGATTTCCGGCGGCGAAATCCAGCATGGATCTCGTCTTGAATTCCGGAGTGTCTGAGCCCTGCACATTCACGCTACCGGGTATCAGTCTGTGAAGCTCGTCCGCTTCGGCGTTGAGGTCACACCAGCACAGCCAGTTTTCGTCAGATGAATTCACCAGATCTGCGGCAGCCTTGCAGCGTTCTGCGAGAGAATCCCTGCGGGCTTCGCGGCGTTCTGTGAGCGACAGGGCGACGTTTTCAGCCTGTTCGCCGTCAACGACGATTTCATGCACGCTAAGCTTTGGCAGGTCGTAGCCCTCGCACTTGTAGCCGAGCTTCTTCGGGTCGTCCATAACCACACACCAGCTTGACAGCCAGCGCCAGAAAAGGTCTGCGGCGTGCCCCTTGAGCCGCCATTTCGAGGTCTCGCCGCCGTCATGCACGAAGTACATCGCAAGCATTTCCGCGCGGGTCATTACGCCGAGAAATTCAGAGTGGTTGCCGAGCTCCATGTAGTCGTTCGGCGCAGGAGTAGCGGTGCAGGCAAGCTTGTAGGGCGTTTTGCCGAACATTCCGATTATCTGGTTGCGTATCTTTCCGGAAAAACTCTTGATAATGCTGGATTCGTCCAGAACTATCGCTGTGAACTCAGAAGATACAAACTTGTCCAGCTTTTCGTAATTGGTGATGTTCACGGAATCGGCGATCACGTCAGACTGTGAAGCGCAGATGTTCACCCTGATCCCGAACTTTTCACCCTCGCGCTGGGTCTGCGCCGATACTGCCAGCGGTGCTACTATCAGGACTTTGCCGCCTGTCCTGTGGCGTATCTGTTCAGCCCATTCGAGCTGCATTGCGGTCTTTCCGTCGCCGCAGTCCGCGAATATCGCCGCCCTGCCTTTCGCCAGCGCCCACCTTACGATATCGCGCTGGAAGTCGAAAAGCATGGGGTTGAGTTCTTCTGCGGTGACGTTTATTCCGGAAGAAACTGTTGTTATCGCCTTGCTGGCGATAAAATTTTCATAGGATTCCATGTTTACCTCATATCATCAAAAGACATCTGCCCGCCGCTCTTTTCGGCTTCCATGCGCTTCTTCTTGTATTCGTTCATGTTACTTCTCCTTTATGGTCGATAAAATGTCCTGGAGTATCTTCTCGCGCTCCTCCGGCGATTTCTCGCCGGCGTCTGTGAAATGGGTCATGATTTATCCCTCCATAAATAATTATTCATCAGCACGGACCGCCGTCCGCGCCCTTGAAAGCTCCCGCCGGGTACTGCCAATCTTCCGCGTAGACATCATCAACGGAGAATTCGCCGGATAGAAGCTGCTGGATTGCTCTAGGATTGTCCCGGCAGACGCAGCTTTCCGCGTCCCCAATGTACTCGTCAAGATTTTTCTTGTTATCAAGGGTGAAATTAAGTTCAATTTCCGCTTGTCTGAACTGCTCGTACCAGTCTGGGAACAACTCCCGGATTCCAGCCCAGTGCTTCGGCAGACCGAATATGCACATCGCGCAGGAGCAGCGGTTCCAGCCTGCGAAATAACATGGGTGCGGAGAAATGTGCCATCGTTTGATGATCTCCCAGATATACGCCTCCGACCAGTCAATGACCGTACGCCATGTATGTACAAGCCGTTTGGCTTTTGCCGTAGCGTTGGTAGGGTGCAGTTCGATTTCGTTGTATTTGCTCCGCCCCTTGCTTTCTTCGCGCCGCTCGCCGGAAATCACCAACAGTTTCACGTCCTGCCTGGTCTGCTCCAGATTGCTTGTAACTCCGTTCTGGACGGAAGCTTTCAGACTTCCCGAGCACCATCTTCCAGACTGACAGCTACCCTTAGCAGGAAACTTCATACGGCTCCCTATGCTCTCAATTTCTCGGATAACGCTCTCACCGACTACACGTTTAAGGTTCGGGGAGCAGTAACGACCGTTGGCTATTCCGGATTTTGCCGGGAATTTATTGCACTCGCCGATTCCCTTGAGCTCGTCCGTTTCAAGACTGCGAATTGCTCCCCCGCCTACCATGATTTTAAGATAAGAGCTGCACCAGCGCTGTGCAAGATTAGCTGATTTCGCCGGGAAATTTCCACGCTTGCCGTAATTTTCAACCTTGGCGCTTTCGTCTTCACCCATGACCTTGCTTTTTAATTCAAGTGTGCGCTTCTGGCGCTCTGAGAGCTTACACATGGCGATTTCGCCACCATTCTCGTAGAGGATAGGATTACTAGCACCCACGCGGTAGACCTCGCTCCAGAAGCCGCCTATCCGCCAGCTTACGCGCAATGGGATACCGAGATACTCTGCGACAGCCCGACAGTAGTTCTGTGTAGGAAGCCAATCCATGTGCAGGTTCGGCTCGCCGCCGTCTATATCGTGGTGCCACAGTTCGATTTTCTCCCGGGGAACGCCCAGCTCCAACAGGTGGAGCACACACGCCAGACTGTCTTTCCCGCCCGAAAAGAGCACGATTATCTTGTCGTATTCTTCAAGGGGGAGCAGCTTCTCAAGGTATATCTCCTTGCTGTGCGGGGTGTCCTGCTTGCCGTCAATGACCGGGCGGTAGTTTATGCCTTTGCCATAAATTTTGTCCACTTGACAAACCTTTCCGCTCATGATATAATGAGCATGTAGTATTATTTTGTTTGCCGCTTTCGTGATTGCCGTCACTTAGCGGCTTTTTTCTGCTTCCAGCGCCATATCGTGGAGCGTGGAATTTTCAGGATTACCTGTATCTCCCCGAGAGTCATGCCGTTATCGAGCATTTGCAGGGCTTTCCGCTTGATTGCTTTGGTGTAACCATTTCTGCCGCTGCGGTCTTTTCTGCGCGGGATTCCCTCGATTCTGAGCCAGTTCTCGACGGTGGTATCGGTGCAGCCTATTTCTTTCGCCGCCGCTCTAAGGCTCAGTCCGCTCTGATACAGCATTATGGCGTGCGTGCGCTCTTTTGGGGTGTACATTGCTTGTCCTCCTTTCCGGCGTTTTCTTCGGCAGGAACGCTCCCTTGAACGACCACACCATAGCTACGCACAGCAGAGCTACGATGATGTCCGCGCCGTTCATGGAGTAGCTCCAGCCGTTCAGCGCGGACACGAGCCAACGTAGGTGGAAGCCTATTAGGGCGGCTATTGCGTAGGGTATGTATTTCTTCATGCCTGTGCCTCCTCATGCTCAATAAGGGAAAGCTCCGAACCAGGGCAGCGAACAATGCCGTTATTCCGCAATACTGTTACGAAATAGACATCATACCGTTCGTTGCCGCCCTCAGAGCCGAACCCCTGCATAACAAGCCCAACCCCATGCTCGGGGTGATTTACTGTATCGCCGATTTTGAATTTCATGCCTTGTTTCCCTCCGCCTCCATCAACAGCACCATCTCGCCGTAGCTGACGTGCCGCTCTGTCGCAAGCGCTATGACCTGCGAAATAGTGAGCACGCCCTCCGGCTTTGCGCTCGGCTGCCTGCGCTTCGGGCGCTTCTTATAGAGCCGGTCGTACTCGCGGCAGTGGTCGCACTTGGTGAACTTGTTGCTGGCTGAAAGCTGGATTTTGCAGTCAACGCACCTGTGCTCCGCCTTTAGCTTCGCGTAGCGTTCCGCGTAGGTCATGTTGCCGCCCCCTCCAGCACACCGAGACGCTTCATAATCTGTCCTTTGTCGTAGCGGTAGTTCTTGCCTACCTTAACGGCGGGGAGCTCGCCGCTCCTCGTCAGCGTCCGGACGTGCTGAACGGTGAGCCCGAGCAGGATAGCGATGTACTCGCTGTCCATAATCTCTGGCGCTTCCGCCCACGTCCGCGGCGGGCGGCGCTTGATTTTTGTTGTCATAGTTACCTCCTTTTTACTTTCGGGCTTCGTTCTCAGAAGCAAACAGATATTTCATGTCCGTGTCGGGGAAAAACATATCGTGTATCGCGTACATCTCGCTGCGGGTGAACTGTGATTTTTCAGTGACCTTATGCGACATGGCTTCCTTTGATATGCCAACGCCCCTTGCGATTTTCCGGCAGGACAGCTTCCGCCGGGCTATCTCTGTTTTTAAGTTCAGCAGCATTTCTCTCATCCCCCTTTCGTTGGTCTTAGGTATTAGTAAGCACTATATGTGCTCTTTAGGCTCAAAAAAAATCTCCTGAACCGTTCTGTGAAAGTGGTTAGCGATACGTACTTTCACTTCATCACGAGGCACTCTTTCATTACGCTCATACATTGCCCAAGCGGACTTTGTTACGCCTACTTCCTGTGCCATAACCTCCTGTGACTTATCTCCACGGAGTTCTCTTAACTTTTCTCCAAATGACACTTGTACTCACCTCCTTGAGCACTTCTTGTGCTCTGGTATTATTGTACACTATTTGTGCTCATTTGTCAACTAGTAATCGAACAATTCTTTTACAAATCGAGGACGCACTTTTTGTGCACATTGACAGTTGATTTTTGTGCACTCAAAGTGTATAATAAAGAAAAACACAAAGGAGAATGAAATGTCAAAGTTTTCTGATAAATTCAAGGAACTTCGCAAATCAAGGAACCTATCTCAACAACAACTTGCCGATTATCTTCACACATCAAAAAGTAGCGTGAATATGTATGAGCGCGGTGAAAGAGAACCGGGGCTTGAAATGCTTGAAGCTATTGCCGATTATTTCAATGTCGATATGGACTATCTTTTAGGGAAAGCCGAAGTCGCAAACAAAGCCCTATTCAACAAGCCCCCGCTCAAACTCCCGAGCGGGGACGAGCAGGAACTCCTCACAATCTACCGGAACGTGAACCAGGACGGACAGGACTACATCATGCAGACCGCGCGAATGGTCGGCGACACCGAACGGTACCAGATACCGGATATCCGCCTAAAGCACGCACGGAGCGCAGACGACCACGGCGCGGAATACGTCGAGATCACCCCCGAAGAGCGTAAACGCCTGGACGAAGCTCCGGACGAAACGCAGAATCCGGACAACGACATCTGATGAACCGCTATAATTCGACCTCCACAGGGTACAATACCTGTGGAGGTGAGGATTATCACAAACGCATACAAACTCTACAAAGACGCGCGGGACGCGTCCTGGCGCTGCCTTATCAACACTGGAGCGGTAGAAATGCCGATAAAGGTTCTGAAAGTGGCGGCGTTCTGCGGCGTGAAAGTCGTAAAAGACAGCAACGCACATTATTTAAAGTCCGGGGAATCCGGCTGCACTCTGGTTGACAGCGCGGGGAACTGGCAGATAGTCTACAAAGACACCGAAAACCGTGGGCGCACGCGCTTCACGGTCGCTCATGAACTCGGGCATATCCTGCTCGGGCATGAGCTGGCGCCGGACAAATCCGGACATTTTCGGACAGCTTCGGACAGGCGCGAACCTGCGGAGACCCAGGCGGACGAGTTCGCGGCGAGACTTCTCGCTCCTGCCTGCGTTCTCTGGGGACTGGAAGCCTACGAACCGGAGGAAATAGCCCGTATCTGTGATATCTCAGCGGAAGCCGCAGGGTACCGTGCCAAGCGCATGAAAGAGCTGCGAGGGCGCGGGAAGTTTCTCACATCGCCGTTAGAGCGGCAGGTGTTCGAGGCTTTCAAGCCGTGGATAGAGCAGCAAAAAAGCCGCCCCGTATAAGGGCGGTTACATAAAAGAAAAAGCCCCTCCCGTGTTGGAGCACAGGAAGGGCAGAAATGTGACAGCATGCATAATAAAGCCGCCTACAAACTTTATTATAGCATGTTGTCCGCAATATGTCAAGGAGGATAACATGGCAAGAATGAAAAACACAGCCCGCGCAGACGGACGAGTGCAGTCCCGGGTGTACCTCGGGGACGGCAAGTACAAATACGTCTATGCGGCGAACAACAAGGAACTGCAGGAGAAAGTCACAGAGCTGAAAACTAAGCTCGGGAAGGGAATCGACCTTACAGCGGAAAATGACACATTCGGCTACTGGGTTGAACGCTGGATAGAACTGAAGAAAATGGACGTATCCGCAAAGCGGTGGAGCTCCTATGAATACCGGCGGCACTACCTCGATGAACTTGCAGATTTACCGATAAGCAAGATAAAATCCGCGCAGATACAGAGCATAATCGTCCGGCTTGCCACAAGCCCCTCCGAAGCGACAGGGAAGCCGCTCGCGCGGCAGACATTGATAAATCTGAAAAATATAGCCTGCCAGATTTTCCGGCTTGCTATTGATAATCGAGTAATGGATTTTAATCCCGCAGATGGCGTAAAAGTGCCAAAGGAAACTGAAAAGGAAATCCGTGAACCGATTTCCGAGGAGCAGCAGCGCTGGATCCGTGAAACTCCGCACCGCGCCCAGACTGCCGCCATGATCATGCTGTACGCCGGGCTCAGGCGCGGGGAACTCATGGCGCTGAGTTGGCAGGACATAGATCTCAATGCCCACAGCATCACCGTGTGCAAGGCTATGGAATTTGCCGGGAATACCGGCACGATAGTTAACGCAACTAAATCCGAGAGCGGCATGCGGACGGTGTATATCCCGGACGTGCTCGTTGATTACCTCCGGAAACAGCCGCAGACGAACTTTTTGCTGTCATGCCAGACAGACGGCAAGCCGCATTCAGAAACATCATGGCGGCGAATGTGGAACAGCTACATGACTACGCTCAATAAGAAGTACGCTGACCTCGGAAAAGCTCAGGCGATTATCGCGAACGCTGAACAGGTGAAGAAAAAGCCGGGTCCGAAGAAATTGCCTATGCTTATTCCAGTTTTCACGCCACACCAACTCAGACACACATACATCACCATGCTCTATCTAGCTGGCGTAGATGTACTCACCGCCAAGGAACAGGCGGGGCACGCAGATATATCCACCACACTGGGGATTTACACGCATCTTGACAAGCAGCACAAACTTAGAAACCTCGATAAGCTCAATCTGTTTCTTTCGGCTGATGGGTGTCAGATGGGTGTCAAGACAAGCTGACAACCCGCATAGCTAAGCCGTTTAAAGACATTTTCATTGCGCATTCGTAATGCGCAGGTCGTGGGTTCGAGTCCCATTCCCAGCTCCATACGTTGGTTCCCGTCATGCGGCTCTGTTAGCTGTCTGGCGGGGATTTTTTATGCCGGAAACAATCCGAAAATCTGAGGTTTTGTCCTTCATTTGTCCTTTGGAACTCACTTCGGTTCACCATAAGCGCCTGTAAACGCTTAAGTCAATCATCCGTGAAGTTCATTACGGAAGCTATGACCTGTCCAGTCCTCGCCTGCGCTTCCTGGAAAGCATGGCAATAGATGTTGGTAGTCGTGCTGATGCTTGAATGACCTAATGCACTAGATACCGTGGCTGCGTCTACTCCCGCCTGTATAAGAACCGTAGCGTTGAAGTGCCGGAGCGAATGAATATCGCAGAAGCGTAAGCCATGATGTTCCGTAAAACTCTTGTGCCATTTATACGGCTGTCCTTTGAAAACAGGTTTCCCAAGCTCGGTTACGAATACGCGGTCGCTTTCGATCCATTTTGTTCCATACAGTCGTCGATTGTGTTCCTGCCAAGTTTTGAGTTTTCTTAACAGTTCAAATACAACGTCTGGAAGCTTGAGAGAACGTGTAGACCTTTGGGTTTTGGGGGTGTCTGTGAAATTGCCATCAGTCGGTGTGTAGTATGAAGTACGCCTGACGCTGATAACATTATTTTTCCAGTCAATGTCCTTCCATTCAAGCCCTAACAGTTCACCGCTTCTGAATCCGCTGTAAACCGCCAGAGTTATAAATGTCCGATAGTTAAGCGTCCCTTCTGTTTCAGCCAGCTTTAGAAGCTCTTTCATCTCATCGACAGTATATATCTGTTTTTCCTTTTTCGGACCTTTCGGAACAAATATATTAGTACAGGGATTACTTTCCAGCATTCCCTGCCTTAAAGCGTAACTGAACACATCTGAAAGATAGTTCAGGTGATGTATCACGCTTTTTCGGGCAAGCGGTTTGCCATTTTTCATATTCCTGCCCTTTGTTGAGAGATCGTCGATAAAAGCCTGAATGTGACCATGAGTGATTTTGTCAACCCTCATATGCCCGAATGTCTGCAAAACACGCTTTGATGTACACACCATTCGCTGATATGTTGTGTTTTTAAGATTTGTCCTTGCATACTCGGTCATCCATTTTTCAGCGAACTCGTCAAATTTGATATTGGACGGATAGACGCCTTTCTGACAAAGCTGTTCAAACATAACCGTCTGACGATTGAGTTCGTTTTCAACCTGTCTTGCCGTCATGCCGGGGGTGGGTTTCCATGTTTTGGTCCGCACTACCTGACGGTACTGCGAGTCATATCCGCTGCTGACCCGTATCTGATACGAATCGCCGCGTTTCCTTATTGTTGCCATAAGTTCTGATTACCTCCTGTATCAGACTTTATGACGTACTTTTCACAGAAACTATTTTATCATTTTTCGGTTTAATAGTCAAGCAGATGAAACAGTCTGTGTCATTATACGCCTTACAGCCTGTCAAAGTAGGCAAGCAGAGAATCTTTAGGAACAAGTATCCTTGCCCTACTGCTTTCTCCTACTCTTAATGCCTGTATTTCACCTTTGGCAATCAGAACGCGGATAGCATGAGCAGATACACCCTTAATTACCTCTGTGCATTCCTGTAAAGTGAGCATTTCACGCGGACCGTCCTTTACAGCTTTCTGTTCTTCCGGTGTGTCAACCATCTGGTCAAGCAGAAGGGATAACTGCGAAATAAGATAAGATTTCTGCTCTGAGGTCATATTGTTGTCCTCCTAACAGTTATAATAAGTACCATTGCCATAATCCGATTACCTCCAGTTTCAGACTTATGACGTGCGTTTCACAAGTAAAGTTTAGCACATTAAAGTCTAAAAGTCAAGATGGCAAAGCACAATCCCCTCACCATTTTATTGAATTTGAGCACAATTACCAATAAACCAGCAAAGATTTGTGCAAAATCACAGCAAAGAATCTAATAAAATAACCGAAGCGTAAAGGACGAGCAGAAATGCCCGTCCTTTTCTGCTTTGGCGTGTCAATGCAGACCCAGGTAGTACGCACCCTGGCATGGGACTTTCACCCCTGCCCATTCCTATGGGACAAGCCGTCGCCGGAAGTATCATTATAACTGTGTCCTCCGCGCTCTTTCCTTTAAGGAGCTCCCTATGCGTTTAGGGTTCCTGCGGACTGTCGGCAGGTGGCGGCATATCTGTTATTCTCGCGCGGTAGATTGGTGGTCACGGATAATGAGATACTCCGTCAGATCAACAGCAGGACGCTGTTAGGTGAATGCCCAAAGCGCGGCATGGACGCCGCGCATCATAGGCATTCACTCAGCAGCAGAATTTCATGGCACGTCTTTAAGGACATCAGTTTGTTGTTATCTGCATTGCTATTTAATTGTCAAGGAACTGAGCCGGAACTAAAGCGGTGTAACGTTTCCGGATAATGAGATTAGTCCGACTCTCCGAAAAGGAGTGGTTTTGTTTCCGCCGCTTATTTGTTCCTATATCTATTATAACACAAAATATAGTGGTTTTGTATGACAATATGTCGTAAGAATATGACACCTTGTAGGTTGAAAAACCATCGTAAATGTTATATACTAATCTCCGGGAAGGAGGTGTAAACATGGCGGTGTCTTATAAGAATAGGATTCGTTCCCTGCGAAAGAAACTTAAAATGACCCAGGAACAGATGGCAGAACAGCTCTTTATAGACCAGACCACGCTTTCCATGTATGAATGTGGAAACAGAGATATCCCAGTTAGTATTCTTATGGAATTATCGACGATTTATGGCGTTTCCGTGGATTATCTGCTCTGTAAAAGCGATTTTGCAGTTCTGGACGATGAGCTTGTCCGCACCCAGACAAAGGAGCTTATCGACAGTCTGAGCGCAGTGCAGGTGATTGAGGTCAAAGGATACATTCGCAGAATGATAGAGAGCAAATCTCAGGACGACTGATCCTTATAATCAAAAAGACACCTAGCCAAAAAGAAATTAAGACTTCCGATTTTTCGAAAGTCTTACTCATTATTCTCTTTGTTATCCGGAACGAACACCATGATGTCGTTCAGATTACAGTCTAATGTATTACACAGCTCATTGATCGTGAAAGTTGTTATTGCCTTGTTGTGCTTCATTCGATCAATAAGACCTTTGCTGACGCCGTAGCTGTTTATCAGCTTATATGTACTTATGCCATGTTCGGCAAGGTATGCCCAGAAAGGGTCGTAATTTATCATAATATCACCTATTTTATATTATAATGGGAAAAAAGTGTATTGCATATACCCGATAAATGGGGTATAATGATAGGTGGTATTTCCAAGCACAGCATTCAGTAACCATATCATGGCAGAGTTACCTATATCAAGATTGACATTAAACAGGAGGTAGACAAAATGTTCAAAGCAAGAACCGCAGACGGACGCAACAACATATCGGGACTGAGAGTAAAGGAACTCCGCAAGGCGCTCCAAATCTCACAGCGCGAGCTTTCAGACAGATTGCAGGTCGTAGGTCTGGATATCGACAAAAACGCAGTCCAGCGCATAGAATCCGGCGAGAGATTTGTGACCGACATAGAAATTATAGCATTAAGCAAGTGCTTCAACATCGCGTTCAACAAGCTTCTTGGCATTGATTGATAAATTAAAAGACACTGTAAAAAAACTCATGCAAGAGCCTGGGTTTCCGTTTGACGGAAGCCTGGCCTAACTAATAAAGGAAAAAATAAGATGAAAATGAAAAATGACACAGCAAACAAGCGACAGAAATATGCTATGAAGATAATATAAAATAATGTGGGTAAAGCGACAGAATATAGATTCATTCTTTTCAGATGGAATTTATAAAAAACTTCAGGAAATCCTATCCTGTTCAAGAATAAGTGACTTTACCCCTCTGTGGCATGCCCGGCTGTAATACCTTTTTTACTTGATTGTACCGAAGGTTCGCATCTCCTGAATACTTCTATTCATTAGCTTTATTGTCTATCGTCTTGTGGGTAGGCAATTCTTTTTTCTTATTTCTTAGCAAATAGCTCACTTGTTTCTTAACAAACGCACTTTAGCTAAAAATACATAAGAAATACAAATCCACTTCAAAGATTTGGTGTAATATTTCTCTTAGAAAAGGTTTCATTCCTGAGGATAAATTCTGATAAAATGTGTGTTATAATAAACTCCCAGGAGTTGGAATGAGATTACCCCGCTGATTCCTGCATGGTTCATTGAAAGTGGTTTTGTTCAATTATACCTATATTATATAATATATCATTGAAAAACAACTTGTTGTATAAATGCACAAAAATCTCAAAATTGCATTGAATATTTCGTTGCAATGTGATATAATATGACAAAAGCGGACAATAGTTGTTGCGCAAAAAAACACGGAGTATGTGCCGCAGATGTGCACCTAAAAAACGGAGGTTTATATTATGAGTGAATACCAAGAGATTGTCGAAAAAGAATGGGAAAAATATTCCAAAGCACAGCACTTACCCAACATAATGCTGCTGGGTTGCACCGGATGTGGAAAGAGCACTCTCATCAATACTATTTTTGGCAAGCAGGTAGCAAAGGTTTCCGACACCGGCAGAGGCACAACGGAGTTCCAGGTGTACCGTGGCGAGGACAACAATTCTTCGGTCAACCTTATCGACAGCAAAGGCTACGAGATGGGGTCTGCGGGGGACTGCCAGAGATTTATCAATGATTTCAATAAGTGGATGGGCCAAAACCGCAATACACAGGACATGGTTCATCTTGTGTGGTACTGCATTTCTGTTTCCACTACCCGTATACAGGATTATGATATTGAGGTACTGAAATCTGTCAACAGCGACCGTGATATTCGAGGAAAGCTTGCGGTGGTTATCACTCAGTGTGACAATGATGATGAGCAGGGAACAATTGCCAAGTCAATAAGAGATATAGTTCATGAAGAAGTCGGATCAAATATTGCAGTATTTGAGGTTTCCAACGATCCCAAGCTCCCTCTTGACATTGAAAAGCTCATCGAATGGTCCAGCGAACACATCGATGACGAGGATATCCGCAAGATGTTCGTAGCAGCGCAGATGGTAAACCTCGACGCAAAGAGAAAGACTGCCGCCAAGATAATTGCCACAGCAGTTACCGCTGCAGCAGCCACCGGTGCAATTCCTATCCCCGGTCCTGACGCACCTATCCTTACCGCTGAGCAGGTGGCAATGACCGCTGCAATAATCGGCTGCTATGGCATGAATATGGCTAAGGGTGTGGTAACTGCTCTCGTAGGTGACGTCCTTATATCCAACCTTGGCAAGACTCTCGTTGGTTCTATCATTAAGCTCATACCCGGAATAGGCACTGTGGCAGGCGCAGCAATAAACGCTTCTGTTGCGGCGGCAATTACTGGCGCTCTGGGCGCAGCTGTTTCGGAGATATGCTATAACTGTTGCAGGCGCATCGCACAGGGTAAGAGCGTTGACCTTATTGCAGAGTTGGATTACAATTCAATAAAGGATATAATGGGCTCGTTCCTCAAGAAGAATGGCAAAAAATCTCCGGAAGAGATAAAGGACATCATTGAAGGCAGCGGAGAGGAGAAGGACATATGACGACTGATAAATCAGCCAAGATACTTCTTCTGGGCAAGACTGGCACTGGCAAGTCCTCCTTTATCAATTACTTCATCGGTAAAGATGTTGCCAAAACAGGAGTTGGAAAACCTGTAACTCAGGGTTATTGTATTGAGTACGACTATAGCAATGGCAAATATCCGATAAAGATATTTGACAATCAGGGCTTTGAAGCAAAAACCGCAGCCACACAGAAAGCTGCCATCATCAAAATGGTGGCAGAAAAAAACAATAGCATTGATGTATTCAACTGGTTTCACACCATATTCTACTGCACCTCAGCCAAGTCGCGATTTGAGGATTTTGAAGCTGAAATGATAAAAGACCTCAGCCGCACTATTTCCCAGAATATACACATCATTATGACAAACTGCGATGGCTTTGACCGCCGCACTCTGGACGAGAAAAAAGACTTTATAAAAAGACAGCTTTCCGTGTTAGGCGGGAACGTCCACATCTTTGAGGTAGTCAGTGTCAATATGAAAAAGCGAAACGGCGACATTGTAGTTCCCAGGGGAAAGGAAGAGATAAGCGCCAGCGTGTTCCAGCTACTCTGGCAGGATATTTCCAATAAGATATCCAAGGAATATGCCGCAGAGCTAAGCCACAGTTTAGTGGATTCTATCAATCAGATGTTCGACAAATCGAAGAAGGAAACAGCTCGGATTTTCAGTCTGCTCGGCATTATACAAGCATTAAGAGACGAATCTTTTGTAAACAACCGGCTGGATAGTCTTGATCCGGAATTTGATGAGATAATTGAAAGCTGCAACAACAAGTATAACAATATACTAAAGCCTGTATCTGACTTATTCATTTCCTACAGCGGCACTGTTTGCGACACTTCGTTTGCCGATAAGGCTATGCTGGACTATAACTCATGGTTTTCAGATATTGATGACATAGACGGTGATGCCCTGATTGAAAAACGCTTTTCTCATCTATCCTCCGGCGAATTAAACAACTTTTGGGACTTCCTTTGCAGTATGGGCGAAATCACCACCGCTCTCCCACGAATAAATGGTGCTCTTAACGAATGGAGGGATAAGATGATAAAGCAGATACCACAAGAATCAGACATAGAAAAACGCACCAATGATAAGCTTATGAAATTCCTCGATAATTTCTGCTTTAAGTGATACAAATAATCCGGCTGTTAACTGACGGTCTGCTGTGGTACATTTCCACCGTAGCATTTCTCGTCCGCAACAGTCGGATAATTCTTTTTTCAGGTATATTCAGACGTATGAGCCTAAGAAAGTATGTCTTAATACAAACAGAACAGACGCAGAAGCTTCTGCAAGAAATTCAGCTGATCCTCCGGCTCTTTACCACTGGCGCATGATATAATGAACCTCATCGACTTGAGGCATTCAGCTTGAGCGATATATTCAATAATCAAGCGTTGTTTCTAAAGGGCCGAAGCCTTTTGTAAAAAGCAACAATGTTAATTATATTTTCCAATATCATCAATTTCAATTGACGCAGTTATACCTGGAGCACATCTAAATGCTCTTGGGTAAGTAAAATCTGAAGAAAAATGCGCTTTTTTTATTACTGCCTTCAGCTCATCTATTGTTTCACAGCCAAACAATGGCGAAATGCGCATACAGTATTCTTTTGAGCTGAGCCTAATCCATATCTCTTGGCGGTTATCTTTGTAAAGATATGTCGATGGAAACCATTCTCTTGAGCCGGTTAAATCTGTATTTAATAATACACCAAGTTGATATAATACTAAATCTGCATTGACGATTGTATCTTTAGTAATGAGATGCTTCCATTCGCGTTTTATTGTTATTTCCGCAGTGAGCGAATGGTAATTCTTGTATTCGGTTTGAGGTTTTATTATATCTTCAATGGTTCTGTTATAATTTCTAAAAGCACCATATGTAGAAGGGATTAAGTTGTCACTAATAAACCTCTGCTTAAGAAAATATGTGTGCGTTAGGAGCGAGTTCAGTTCTTTATACTTTTCATAATTCAGTAAAACAGCTGTTGCACAGATAAATAATTCCCAAATGATGAAGTTGCTCATGTCATCATCAGTATCTTGATAAAAGCCATTGGTGCTTGAATAACGAGTTTGGTTATAGATATTTTCAAAGAAATCAGCTATTATTACAGAAGATGGTAAATCAGAGCATATAATTAACTCGCAATAATCAACAAATAAATCACGATAAGGTTTTGTCTGTTCTATTATTGTGAGCATTTCTTCAGGATCTTTCCTATGAAGATTACCATATTTTAGTGCGGCATCAATAAAAGATTCTTTGGCCTTTTTTACAAGATATTCTTCTTTCCTAGAGTTTTTTCCATTATTATCTTTAAGCTGCTTGACAATGCTTTTTATTTCTGAAAGAGTGACATCGTCATCATCAAGCCACTCTGGTCTGTTGCCCAGCGGTGGCTTTTTGTACAAAGGCATATCGTATATATTTCTAATTAACTTTTCAAAGCTTGCTTCAAAATTATCATCGTTGGATAAATCAATATATATTCTTGATTTTATATATGAAGGACAGCAAGGCTCGCCATTATCTTCATGTTCCAAAATAATAGGAATAAATTTATTTTGCTTAACATTCGAATAAATTTCTGGAGAAATAATAATAGTTTCATCTCCCACGCCCCCGGTTCGATTGTTTGCTTTATCTGCATAGACTTTATCGCAAAATATCAAAACACGATCTACAGTATCATCATTAACTGACTTTTCCATAAATACGTATTTATCCTGTCCTTCTTTTAAATCATACTTATCAAACACCACGTCTATGCCAGAGTACATAAGTCGTTCTACAATTTCGCATACTTTTTCTTCTGATGACCACGAATATGAAATGAAAACTTTTTTTGGTGCTCTATTATTTGGGTTGTTCATTATCCAATTCCCTCCGAATTTATTAAACATTTAACATGAAATTTCACTTAATCTTTTATTATTTATTATATCATAAAGTCTGAAGCTATGTCAATAATTAACTGCATCCAAAAAAACACACTTTCTACATTATACGTATCGCTGCTATTAATGTAGGTATGTTATCTACCACATCTGGATAAAACAATTACTGATGTTGTATAATAAAACTTGACACCCCACGCTCAAAAGGATATACTAAAACGAGGAAGGTGAAGGAGATGTCAGAAGCAAAGAAATACGACAGGAGCTACAAGGATCAGTCAGTAAAGCTGGCGCTGGAAATAGGAGTAAAGCGAGCCAGCGAGGA